TTCGTTGTGGATCAGAATTTGTCGCTGTGTTGGGGCGCTCATAACGTCAATATCATGGTCACTGACATAGATGGGGCGCACCCACTCACAGCCGGTATCAATCGCCCTCGCGCCGCCACCGTTCCCGCAACCGCAACCGCTCAGAGACAGCAACATCAGGCAGACTGTTAATATCCTGCTGAACATCGACAGCATTTTTCAGAACCTCAATGTGTTTTGCCGACGCCTCAGCCTGTTCAGATGCCCGCTCAGCTGATGCTGTGGTTTCAGCTGCTTTTTTGCCTCTGCTACGACCCAGTCCGAACGCGGCCACTACCAGACCGGCAATGACGGCCAGCACGGTTAATAGTGTTTGCATCAGATCAAACCTTTGTAGGCGTCATAGGTGCCGCTGCGCATTACCTCTGCATGACGGCGCGCGCGTTCAGGTGTCTGACGCGCCCACAGGCTATTCAGCATTCCACCAGCTGCACCGGCAAAATCACCACGTGAAATCATGCCCAGCGTATTAATGAAACCAGCCAGACCTGCCACACCCATCTGATAGGCCATGCTGTAGAGGATGTCGCTACGTGCGTCGTTACACTGCGCCAGCGCGGCCACAATAGCGGGCTGTCGATTCATTGAGGCAGTTTTGGCATCTACCAGGCATTGTTTCCACACATCCCCAGCACGGCGCGGGACGGTAAACTGATACTGATTGAGCGGTGCGTTCTGTGGACCAATCCTGATACCACCGGCAACAGTCGGAAAATTGCGCGTGTCCCAATAGGGAATCTCGCGATAACCCTCCTCAAAATTCAGAATTTCAATAATTTTACTCACCGGTTTTTCTCCGTGATGGATCAGGGATCAGGCGCGAAACATTGCCCCGCGCTGCAAATACTGCCAGGCATATCAGCCCATTTGCCACCACTACCGGCCAGCCGCTGGCGTGGTATTGTCCGAACAGCCATAGCAATGCGAAATTGCCATAAAACAGAATCAGACCCGCAGCTATCCATGAAATGCCACGTTTATGTGTTCGCCCTGTTTTGCTGAACACCATCAGGCGCAGCGCAATAGCCGCGCAAATGGCGACATCAATCACTGTCAGGAAATCGCTACTGATCATGATTTCTCCCCCAGCCATTTTTTTACGAATGGCAGTTTTGAAACGCCACCATTTTTCAGCCAGAAATAGCCTTGCACCGCAGCAGCGGAAATAACGACAGCCGCCAGGGCATCAAGTGGTTTTTCCCGATAATCGAAATAGTCCTCTACTTTGTCTGCTACAAATCCGGCTCCAAATACGCCAGCTGCATAGCCAAACAGGAAATAACCAAATATCTGTCGTCGCGTCAGGTCGCTGGCGGTGACGATAAAACACATCGAACCGGCAAACGCACCGAATGCGATTGAGTAATCTACAGAGGTGATGAATCCCACCAGCGCAGACGTGACAATGCCCCAGCCAGCTACGGTTGCAGTAGCGCCGGTGCTTAATGGCTCAGCCATTAGCGGTCCCTCTTAATGATTAATAAATTCTGATTTACTCGATTAGCTTATTCAGTTCGCTAACCGTCTGCCGGAAACGTTCCTCTTCCAGCTCTACACCAATCGCAGAGCGACCGAGCTTTAAGGCCGCCTTTATCGTTGACCCTGACCCCATGAAGAAGTCAGCAACTACATCACCCGGCCTGCTGCTGGCATTGATAATCTGTTCCAGCATGTCGGCAGGTTTTTCGCATGGGTGCTTGCCGGGGTAAAACTGAACCGGCTTATGTGTCCATACGTCTGTATAGGGAACCGCTACCGTGACGCCGAAATACCTGCGCAGGGATTTGTATTCCTCCTGCAGCTCCAGATATTTACGGTTTAGTGAGTGATACGATTCCACCAGCTGGTGGTGCGGTGTGGCTAATGTTCCTGATTGATGGCGCGAAATGGCTATCTCAGTAAACAGCGCCTGCAGCTTCAGGTAATCAGCCTCGCTGGGTAGCTGCCACTGACTGCCACCGAACCAATGCGAAACCATGTTTTTCTTGCCTGTCGCATTAACAATCTGGGCTGCTGTTACATCCAGTTCTGACCGGGCATCACGGAAATAATCAATCAGAGGTGTCAGCAACTGCCGCTTCAGCTCATCGCATTTCCGAGCGTAGGCATCTGGTTTGTATGGCCCCTGATAATGCTCTGCAAATAATATGCGTTCAGTTGAGGGGAAGTATGATCTCAGGCTTTCTTTGTTGCAGCCCTTCCAGCGTCCATCAGGCTTAGCCCAGATGATGTGGTTGAGGATGTTAAACCGATTACGCATCATGATTTCAATATCAGATGCGAGTCGATGCCCTGAAAACAGATAGATGCTCCCGTTAGGTTTTAACACCCGCCAGAACTCCGCCAGGCAGCAATCCAGCCACCTTAAATAATCTTCATCCCCTTTCCACTGATTATCCCACCCGTCAGGTTTAACTTTGAAATAAGGCGGATCAGTAACAATCAGGTCAATTGAATCGTCTGGCATGGTTTTCAGCACGCGCAAACAATCGGCATTGAATAAATCAACGCCGGGCATCGTTATTTTTTGCATCACATTTATTTCACAAATAGGAACAGGTAAAAACCAGGAATAAAAAAACCCGCTCTGAGGCGGGTCTTAAAGAGGGTTGCTTGCGGATGCAATCGTGCGAAGCATACAGCTATTTAATCAGCGCCTGGCTCATTATTCAAGTAAAATCTTTGACTATTTAATTTGAATGTATCATTCATTGGCTGATACAGCATATATTCAGCAACCGAAAGCCATTTCTTTATACGGCGTCGGCAAGTAGAGTAACTCCATTCGGGGTGATTCTCATTCAACTCAACAGCCAAGTCACGCATGCTCACTCTGTCGCAGTAATGCCTCTCAATAATATGGCGCAATGGTTGATCGTTAATAAGGACACTGGCGATAACTCTATCCATCGCTATTGCTTCGTCATCTGTACAGAATATCAAGCTTGAACGAAGGCTTTCCCGCATCATGTTTTCCATCCATGACTCCAATTCTTCTGAGCAGCCTATTCGTTTCAACTTTTTGAGAACATTGCTTAAATCATTTTGCGTAATAACATATTTCTTCAAAAGTTTCTTGAACATGTCCGGCGCTTCAGGACATTCATTAATTGCTGACCATCGGCCCCACATTTTTAATTTACCCTGTAACCAAATACTCTCAAGCCTTTTCAACTTAAACTCAAGGTTTTTGTTATCAATCGGCATATATTAAATATCTCCACACAATATTTACTAAATTAAAAAACATCTAAAATTGCATCATCTAGTGCCTGCAAGCACTAACGAACATCAATAACAGACTTAATAAATTACTACCCAGTTGATAAAGAATACAAATACCGTCTCAATGAAACTCCAATTGTGTATGCATTTTAAAATGAAGTTTAAAAAAATATTTCAATACACCGGACTTACAATGTTTAATCTAAATAATTGGGGGGCGGTTAGATGCCCCCCAATTACTGTAAGTGAAACTAAAGCGTAGATCTATTTAGTTAGTCCTAGCCAGAAATAAATTCATCCGCAGCGTTCTTGATGATTCTTGAACGAACATCTTTAATATATGGAATTGCCATTATTTCATCTCTTTTTGCTTGAACTACAGACCCTACAGTCGCAAATTTAGGGCGAATCCTTCCTTTCAATCTTTCACTTAAAGATAATTCATCAATGGATTCTTCAAGTAAAGTGCTCACAATTGAGATCTCTACAACCGGATTACCACACTCACTACAGAATTTAGCATTTTGTGGCAGCGGTGCGCTACATTGTGAACATGTTTCAGTTGGCAATAACAATGAATCTAAATAAGTCTGGATTTGTGAGTCAGATGATGAAAACTCGCGATAGTCGGTAAGACTTATCCGTGCAATAGCATCAGATGTTTTAGATGTATCGAAACCTTTTTCAGTAGCCATCATAGCAAGGTTGATCATGTAGCGAGGACCAGTTCCACTAGCTATCTTAACGGTGCCTAATTGTGAGACCATTCCAGAATAACTTAAAATGTCTAAAGCTAATTTTAAATTAGGTGACATATTGCGCTGCAAAGTGAAAAAAACCGATTGATATT